GTTTCCCAGTCACGATCCACAAAAGCTTTATTTCAAAATTTTCCAGACCATAGATCTTTAGACAATGTTATAAATGTGGTTTACGATTTTTATTATAAAGACTGGCCACAAAAAATAATTATAGATAGAGGTCCTGTAATGACACCAGGTAATTTTGGATTAATGCAAAAACATTTTAAGGGTACGTTTAAATGTATAATATTACTAAGAGATTTAATGGATGTTTTAGCTAGTTATATGAAATGGTACACAGAGAACCCCGATGCATTTGTTAATAAACAGGGCTCTACTGATGAAGAAAAACTTACGTATTTAATGAAAGATGATGGGGCTATTGCTAAAGAACTAAAAGCTATAAAAAATTCTTTTAATTATAAGGACAGATGTTGCTATATTAAGTATGACGACCTGTGCCAAGACCCTGAAAAAGAAATTAAAAAAGTATATTCTTTTTTAGAAGAACCCTATTTTAATCACAGGTTTATTAATCTAGATCAAATTAATATTAATAGTTTATCTTATGACGATAATGTGTTAGGAAGAAACATGCATACAGTGAAGAAAGAAAAAATAGAAAAAACATACAACCCTTACATAGAAAAAATACCTCAAAGTATTAGAGAGAGATATGAACAAATTAAATTTTAACTTTACATTTTTAGGTCAGTCGGTATTAAAATATCAAGTACCTCTTGATATATACTACGCTATTAATAAAATTTATGAAACAAGAAAACATGAATTACCTCACGCTAACCCACAACTTGTAGGTAAAATTAACAACGAACATTCTTTATTTTTTGATGGTCCCCCTAATAATAAAATGCACCCGCATAATCATTTAACAAACGATGTAATGCAATGGTTTCATGTGGCAATGAAACATTATCTAGATTGGAATAAAATTAAAAAATACAAAATGCATTTTAATTCAGTATGGGTAAATGAAATGATGGAGCATGAATACAATCCAGTGCACGTGCACCAAGGATCTTTATTTACAGGACTCTCTTCGGTAATGATTTTAAGTTTACCGAAATCTTTTGGCGTAGAATACTCAGCTTCAGATAAGCCACAAAACGGTAAATTACAAATATTAGGTTCATCTTCTGGACAATTTTCTAATGTTGATTATGAGCCTAAAATAAAAGAAAGAGATTTTTATATATTTCCATATGACATGAGACATTGTGTGTATCCATTTAATGGACCAGGATTTAGAAGAACACTTGCGTGTAATTGTGATGTAGAATATGACCCAATTAGAAATAGAGGAGTTACAGATGTATGAAAATATACATATAAGTGAACCAAAATGGAAGAGTTGGATAGTGCAAACTACAACACCATTGTTTACACCAGAACAATGTAGAAAAATTATAGAATCTGGTAGAGCACAAAAACCACAAACAGCACAAGTTGGTATGAATAAACCAGGTGGTGGAACAGATACAAAGAAAAGAGTTACTACTATTTCTTGGCTACCCTTTAAGGAAATGGCGCCTATGTATCACGATTTAAATATATTTATTCAAAAATGTAATGAGAATCATTTTGGTTTTGGAGATATTAGAATTACAGAAAATGCTCAATTTACAGAATATCCAGAAGGAGGATTTTATGACTGGCATATGGATTGTGATGTAAATATGCAACACGAACCACCGGTTAGAAAAATATCAATGACATTATTATTAAATGATCCATCAGAGTTTGAAGGTGGTGATTTAGAATTAATGGCACCCGGTAAATTTGCAGAACTTAAACAAGGTCATGCAATTGTATTTGCATCTTTTTTAAATCATAGAGTAAATAAAGTTAGACGAGGGGTTAGACAATCTCTTGTTGTGTGGTTTGGAGGTAAGCCTTTTAGATGATTAAAGAAGGATTTTTTCCCACACTTATATACGCACAAGATTTTAAATTAGACACAAATCAAATGGCTCAAAATATTATTCAATGGTCTAGAGAAGATGGAGGTGTTACAAAAACAAATGTAAATGGCTGGCATAGCAAGACTGATATGCATACCAAACAAGAATATAAACCCTTAATAGATGAATTATTCAGAATGGCATATAAAGTATTTAATGAAGAATTTTTAGATGGAGAACCTAAATTAGGAAATATGTGGGCAAATATAAATCCACCAGGTGGATATAATAAACCTCATATACATCCTAATAGTTTATTTAGTGGTGTCTATTATGTAAAAACTCCACCTAATTCTGGTCGTTTAATTTGTAATGATCCTCGACCGGGTATTCAAACATGCATGCCTAATAGAAAAAAAGGACAGCCTCCTAAACATTTATGGAGAGAAGTTAATTTACAACCACAAGAAAATAGAGCAATAATGTTTAACTCTTGGTTATGGCATACAGTAGAACCTAACAAATCTAATGAAGACAGGATATCTGTTAGTTTTAATTTTTTACAAAGCGGTTTTGATAATAATGTTTAATAAATATCAAGTAATTAAAGGGGCGTTAAATTATGAATTAGCCAACTTTATCTTTAACTATTTTCTACTTAAAAGAGATGCTGTCGATTATATGTATAAAAATAATATAACTTATGACACAGGTATGTGGGGAACATGGTCAGACAGGCAAGTTATGGGTACTTATTCTCATTATTCAGATCAAGTTATGGAAACACTCTTAATGAAAATGCTTCCGGTAATGAAAAAAGAGACTGGATTAGATCTTATTCCAACTTATTCATACTCAAGAATATATAAAAATGGTGATATTTTAAGAAGACATAAAGACAGACCTAGTTGTGAGATATCAACTACCCTCAATTTAGGGGGTGAGCCTTGGCCTATATTTATAGATGGTACAGGTGCTGACTCTGTTATCGATGAATACAAAAATATACATAAACCTAACGCTCCTCCAGGCACAAAAGTCCTACTTGATGTTGGCGATATGCTAGTATATAGTGGATGCGAATTAGAGCATTGGAGAGAACCGTTTGAAGGTAATACTTGCGCACAAGTGTTTCTTCATTATAACCATGTAAATGGTCCTTTTGCTGAAAAGAATAGGTTCGACAAAAGGCCGATGTTAGGTCTTCCTTCATTTGGGAAGGCATAATATTATGGAGTTATATGTTACAAAAATTAGGTTTTTTACCTGGATTCAATAAACAAGTCACACCTACAGGTGCAGAGTCTCAATGGACACAAGGAGAGAATGTTCGTTTTAGATATGGAACACCTGAAAAAATAGGTGGTTGGAGTCAATTAGGGGAAAGTAAATTAACAGGGGTTGTTAGAGGGCTTCATCATTTTGTTAATAAAGATTCAATTAAATACGCTGCCGTAGGAACTAATAGAATTTTATATGCATACACAGGTGGAGTTTATTATGACATTCACCCTTTAGTTAATCCATCAGGTACAGCTATTACTAATGCATTTAGTACAACTAATGGTCAAAAAGTTGTAACAATCACGGCTTCGTCTCATGGCTTTCAAGCTGGTGACATTTGTTTATTTGGCGACTCATCAACCTTCAGTGCAATAACAGATTCTGATTATGACGCGACAACTTTTTGTGATAAAAAATTTATGGTTACTGAAGTTGTTGATACAGATAATTTTAAAATTACAGTAGAAAATAATGAAACAGGAAGTGGTGCTACTACTTCTGGAGGTATTACTTATTATAGATACTACCACGTAGGTCCAGCTGAACAGATAGGAGCTTATGGTTTTGGTATATCATTATATGGTGGTAAAGTTTTAGGTTCAACTACAACTACTTTAAATGGAGCATTATTAAATGATACTGCTGGTACAGGTGGATCAGGAACTACAATTAATGTGGCAAGCACCACAGGTTTTCCATCATCAGGTACAAATTATTTTCAAGTAGGAACTGAAGAAATTTCTTATACAGGTGTAACAGCTACAAGTTTTACAGGAATTACAAGAGCAGTAAGAAACTCTACACGAGCGGCTCACTCAAATGGCGCAACAGTTACTAACACATCTAGCTGGACTGGATGGGGTTCTGCTGCAGCTAACACAGATAAAGTAACTGACCCAGGTCTTTGGTCATTAGATAACTTAGGTTCAAAACTCATTGCTCTAATTCATAACAGTGCAGTATTTGAATGGGATGCTGATGCAACTAATGCTACATCCAACAGAGCTACCGTTATCTCTGGTGCACCTACTGCATCCAGAGATATGTTAGTTTCAACTCCCGATCGTCACTTAGTTTTATTTGGAACTGAAACAACTATTGGAACTACATCATCGCAAGATGATATGTTTATAAGATCCTCGGACCAAGAAGATATAAATACATGGGCACCAACAGCAACCAATACCGCTGGTACACAAAGACTGGCCCCCTGGATCGTGACTGGGAAACTAACA